CGCCAATAGAGCCAGCCATCGGCAATGCCTTTGACCCCCACCCGCGCTGCTCGTCAGCCTTTGCCTCAGCCATCGCGACTCCACCTACGCCGCCTTTCCGAAGGGCTCCCCTCCAGCTTGCCAGCTTGTCCGCAGCCTGTAATTCTCGGTAAAGCGGCAAGGGTCGTGGACGGGGCGCGTCCTCTGCTGCCATCGGCCTCTCGCCGGGGTCAGTCATCCTTTGCGAGAAGACGGGAGGGCCAAGCATTCCCCATGCAGGTTCCCTTCCCCCCAACTCCCTCCTTAGCCTCTCCATCTCGGTCTTGAGAGTCATCTCCTCATCCTCTTCAACTAGGGGAGCAACGGGCATCTGCAACTCCTCCTCAGTGAAGGATGGGTGATCTCTCTGGACGGGGGCACTTGGAGGTTCTCCCTCCTCTATGAACGTGAAAGGCTTACTGGGATCAAATTTAGCCTCCTTCTTCTCCTTCTTCTCCTTCTCGTCCTCTATGAACGTGAAGGGCTTGCTGGGATCAAATTGTACCGGGGGTGGCATCGTTTAATCCTTTTTTACCTTGATCCATGTGCCGTCCTTCTGCTTCTCAAATGTTGATCCACCTTGGTCAATTTGTGCCCCCACCGGGGCACTCTTCATTCTCTCAAGTTTCTCCTCTTGCGTCTCTTCGTCCGGGGGAGTTATTCCCTTCGTGTCCCCGTCAGGCAAATCAGGAACCTTCACTGGAGGTGTTGTTTCCTTCACTGGAGGTGTTGTTTCCTTCACTGGAGGTGTTGTTTCCTTCACTGGAGGTGTTGTTTCCTTCACTGGAGGTGTTGAGGACGAACCTTTGGGATTAAAACGACTACCGAGAAGGAATATATTGCGGAGTAACTCTTCATGTCTAAGGTCTTCCGTCGGCTTTGATTGCCGGTAAATGAAGTCCATCTTCTCCTGAATGCTCTCCCTCTCTACCTTGGGAGTTTTTGGGTCGTCCCTTTGTGTCTTGAGTACCTTCCACTGGCTATATTTGTTCTGCCATTCTGGCTCCCTGTCTGTAACCAGCTTCCCTGCGAAGAACTTCAGGAAGTCCTTGTTGGCAAATGCCTCCTTGTTATTGGCCTTTATGTTTTCGATTAGCTTTCTTGATTCAGGCGTAAAGAACTCTTCCGTCTCAGCCCTGTTGAGAACCCTCTGGTAGCTTTCTATTTCCCTCAGCTCTTCAAGGACATCCGGAACATCCTCTCGGCTCCTTATCCTGTTTCGATATTTGTCAGCCATGTCCTGATGACTTTGCGACCACGGCCCCGGCATCATGGAAGTAACCGAGTCAAAAATCTCATTCTGGACATTGCCAAGAACCTTAATCCTCTCGTCATCCTCTTCTTTTGCTTTCCAGTCCCGGTCAAGGTGAGCAATTTCTCGCGAGAAATCCCACTGCTTTACCATATTGGGACGCCTATGCTCAAAGCCCTTTACTGGCTCAGGCATGGGTATGTTCGTGTAAAGTATTGATGCCTTTGCAGCGTCAGGAATCCGTGACTCTATCATGTCCTGCTGGGCTTGTGCGTCAGCCCCCATGAACGTGTTCCTACTGGACGTAAAGCTGCTTTCCACCCTTGAGCGATACTTGTCAGGGAGGGCGTGCCTCTCCCAGAACTCTTCAGGCAACTTATCAGACATGAGAGCGAGTGACGCAGCCTCCGCTTTTGCGCTTTTGAAATGATCCTCTTCCTCCTTGAGTATTTTTTCTTCATCCCTCTCGGCCTTCTCGCGGGCATACTTCGTAGTAGCAGCAGTTGCCCTGCGGGCTTCCGCCTCTTCCAATATCTTTCTGGCTCGCGCCATCTTAACTCTCTCAAGTAAGTCGATGCGCTGCTGCCGCGTCATTCCCTGTATGATCCCCTTCGGGGCGGGATACTCAGTTGGTGGCTTGAGAATCTGAGCATCCTGCGTCTTCGGGAAGTGAAACTCGTCCGGTTTGAGAAGATAATCTGGACGCATTGGGTCTTTGAGAATCTCAACATCCTGCGTCTCTGGCATGAGGCGGGGGGCGGGCCTTTGCCTAACCTCCATTGGGTCTGTTGGAAACTCCTCCGGTCTTTTTGAAATCTCCTCCTGTGGCTTATCGCGAAGGCTTGGATCATAGGAAATCTCCTCCCCTTTAGTTAGCTTCGGCCCCAAGAGGGGTGTGCGAGCTGCCTCTGGCAAAAGGTCGCGGACAGCCTCCTCGCCCAGCTCAGGGAAGTGAGCCATTATCTTTCCGATGCGCTCCTCCACCTCGCGCTTCTCAAGATACCTCCGCTCTTCCTCTTTCTCCTCTCTCTTGCGCTTGCGGTCAGCCGCTTTCTCAAACGCTGGCGCAAACCCTTTAGCTACTCCTCCCCAAAAATTAGCCATAAATCATTTCTCCTTTATATTTTACCCCCTGCCCAGACCCCAGCAGCGGTTCCCAAGACCTGACCGAACCCGCTGGGCTGCATTGCTGCCTCGGCTTGTGTTCCGAATATATTCGCCTGTGTACCGAAGTTGCTTGCTGCCAGATTCTGCTGTCCCTGCAACATCTGCATCGCATTGGTGGGCTGATATTGCAGCGGCATAAAGTTGGCTTGTGCTGCTTGTTGCGCTCCCGGCAACATTCCAAATTGACTGGCAACCGGAGATAATCCAGAGAAGCTCTGAAGGTTAGCCATCTGCTGCTGCTTCATCTGCTCCTGCGTACCAGCTTTCTGCATCGCACTCGTAAAGGATTGCTGTGCAGCTTGGTTGCGCTGCGCCATTGCCTGTTGTTGCGCAGCTAAATCCTGCTGTGCAGCCACGTTACGCTGCTGTATGCCCTGCATATCCAGCCCGTATTGTGCCTGACGGGTTCCTGCCTGTTGACCAAGAGCGGAAAGCAAGCCCTGATACTCGGCTTCCTCCGCTTGATTGCGTTGAGCTAATGCGCTCAACTCATCCTGCCGCTCTCGCATACGCTGCATGGTGTTGGCTTCAAGTCTCTGACCGCCCATGCCAAACTGGCCTGTTCGCGCTTGATTCATCTGCGAAACAATCTGGGCAAGGTTCGCGAACTCCTGCTGCTCGGCTCCGGTACGCTGGGCTATTGCAGAGAGTTGATCTGTGCGCTCTCGTAAAGCTGCTTCATTATCAAATCCTGCCGCCTGAATATCCAACTGGAAGCCTCTCTCCATTGCAGTGTTCTGCTGCTCCAACTGCGTAAGAAGGTTCTGGTATTCCTGCTGTTCGGCTCCTGTGCGTTGCCCAATAGCTGCAAGTTGGTCGGCACGCTCACGCATCTGTTGCTCATTGGCGAATGAGCGTCTCTGCGATTCCAACTCGTACTCCCGTAACCCAGCCTGACGGTTGGCTTCCAAGGTTTGTAATGCTGCCCGATATTCCTGCTCCTCGGCCTGATTGCGTTGACCGATTGCACCAAGTTGATCGGCTCTCTCCTGTAAAGCAGCTTCACGGTCTGCTCCGAGCCTTTGCATTCCCATGCCGAACTCGCCCGTTTCAGCACCAGTACGCTGCTGGATTCCCAGCAACCTGTTCTGTAAATTCTGCTGTGCCACTCTCGCCTGATAGTCACCAGCCGTCTGGCCTGATTGCAGGAATCCCATGAGGTCGCCCATTGCTGCACGTTGGGCGGCATCTTCGGCTTCCTGTACCTGTGCCGCCTCCTCAATCACAGCTCCACCACCAAAGATGTTTCCAAGTCCGGCAGCTCTGCCTCTTGCAAGTCTCCTCGCTCTCTCGCCCATGAGTTGTGCTGTCCTACCTGACTGCGCTCTGTCCAAGAATTGTCTCTCGGCAAACTGCCGTCCTGCGAGGGATTCAGGGTCAATGGGTATTTCGGGAATGTCCTCCGCTGCCAACCTCTCAAGTGTGGGTGCTGCTTCAGCCCTTTCCAGTGCTGCCATCTCACCCGCCCTCTGGATGTCGCCAATTCCTTCTGCGCGTTCCAGCCCGCCAAAGGCAGCTAACCTTTCCAAGTCGCCCATTGCCCCTGCTCTCTCAAGCTCCGGCCCTGCTCCTACCACACCAAATTCAGGTGCAGCTTCCGCCCTGCGTAGAGCAGCCATCTCTCCTGCTCGCTCCAAACCCGGAGCCTCTCCCCGCGACAACTCCTCTAGCGTGGGTTCCCTGCCTAATCTATCTAAATCTCCGAATGCTCCTGCCCGTTCGTATTCCGGTACATCCCCCAGTCCAACTTCAGGCAGGATTGGAGCAATTCCAGCCCTCTCCATTACCGCTGGGTCAACCATCTTCTGGAGTTCAGGTAACTCCGGTAGCTCTCCCGGTTCATATTCCTGCGCCAACTTGCCCAGCATCTCGCGTGCTGCATATCCGGTTTCATCGGATTTCTTGAGCATCTCAACTGCCGTATCAATGAAGCCGTCTTCACCAAGGCCATACTTTCTGGCTTGGCTCAACATATGATCGGCAACTTCGCCTGAAGTTTCCTTCTCAAACTCCCACCGCTTCATGGCGCGGTCTATGTCACCCATGCCAGTGAAGTCCACATCAATGGCTTCATCACGATCAACTTTTGTGCGGGTAGTGGTTCCGTCAGCCGCCTTGTCTATGCGGTAATAATCTCCAACGGGCATGAACTCGCCATCCTTGAGAGTATGACCCAGTAATACTTTATTGGTTGTCGTTATCTCCTGCGATCCTTGCAACGCCAAGCGCGGATCATTAGCAATTGCCTTGCTGACTTCGGAATAGTTTGTCCCTGTCGGGAGATACTCCCCAGTAAAGGTGGTCACAGGCGAGGTTAAGTTGCCGGAGGAATCAAAAACGTCTGACCGGCTCCAGCCATCAGCAATTATCCCCTTCGGCCCCCACCCTTTAACCTCTCTGTCCTCATACTTCGGGACAGCATCATCTGGCGGGACAGCATCCGACTTGGTAAGTTCATAGCGAGTAGAGCTTCCGTCATCATTTGAGATATGCTTGAGCAACGGTTCACCAAACTCCATCGCACGCTGGAGTCTCGCCATATGCTCGGCAGTCTCGGCTGTAGCGTTAGCTATCTCCTGCTGGCTAGGTGGTGTCGGTTGGGCTGGTACGCTCGGTTTTCCCATGATCTATTCCTTGATTAAACGTCTCCGTGCCTTTTCCATAGGCACGCAAATTATCTTGTTATTATGCTTGGGTCGCACCCAAGCCATCGTGTCACAATCCTTTACAGGGCCGTTTATTCCCTCGGTGTAAATCTTCTTCAATGCCCCTGCTGAATTGGCAATCATAGCGTCAACATACAGGACTGCTCCACCTGTGTCACAGTATTCCTCGCGACAGTTCGCCTCGTTATCAACCCGACGCCACAAACAGACACCATCCAACTTACCGCCCTTGACCGACACCAAGTATCTCTTCCTGATAACAAACCACTTCACCCAATCCAACAGTCTTTGCTGCGGCCAATCCTTGCAGTGATCCAAGCGTCTCCTGCATAAATCCGCTATCCAAATTGACATGGCATCCAAGCTGTTCATCGTTCAGGGTCTATTGGTTGTCCAAAGGCACTGGACTGGACTGAATGCAGCGCAAGCCTTCCGCCATCTGCCTTCACTCTAAACTGTAACTGATTAAATCTTCCCTTGCTCAACATATTAAAGCCTTTCCGAATCAGGTTCGTTGAACCGGGAAGCGACAGGCTCCCATCAAGCGTGTTGGCGGAGGAGGAAAGGTCTGTGTAATATTTAATGTCACCCGTAACCGCATCCGCATGGGTGTTGTCCAGATTGAACTGGGTTGAGTACCCGATCTTGTCTCCCCAAGTCTCACCAAAGGTGTATGCGCGGGTCTTGATGAAAGATTCGTAGGTTGAACCGCCATCCTTGTAGTCTGCGATGGTGGTGGAGTCTTCGGGGTTAATATCGTCCCAAGTATAAAGCTCACCGTTCTGCGTAGCTATATTCAGCTTCAGTTCGCCGTCAAATGCGCTTATCACAAAGTCTCTCGCGTCCCATCCAGTCCAGTAACCGCACCAAGCTCCTGCCAAGAGGTTGAAGGTCAACACAGTGTCGGGAGTTGTGGCATCATCCAGCGGGACAGACAGGATGTAGCGATTTCTCCAGTGGATTGCCGTGCAAGTGCTGACAGCAGCCTGATTGATGCGCCCTATGAGGTCGTTTATGTTGCGGCTGATGGGAAGGCTAACATCCGTCTCCGTACCCGCTTGAATTGTCTGCAAGGAGCGAACTCCATCCCGTGAAAGGAAGTAAACATCCGCGCCCACCTGTTGAACAGTGGCATCGGCCACGCAACCCATCCGGTTATTGATTAACTTGATGCTCCACTGCGATACAGGGAGGGTTGGGTCAGCGTTGACCTTGTAAATGCTTCTTTCCTTGAAAACATACAGGTCAAAGTTCTGTCCGGGCATCAGGGCAGTGATGGGGTCACGATCATTCCCCACCCGAAGGTTGTCACCCGCCAAATCCCAAGAATCTCCATCCAAGATTGCGCTGCAATACAGGGTGTCCGAGGGGACTGTCGCATCTGCGCTGGTGGCGAATAATCTGTTCGTGTGGGTGACAATAAATTTAGGTTTGCTTGGAGTTTGAGTGACGTTAGCTGTTCCAACCGCGTCTGTCCCGCCAGTGGGGGCGGCTGTGAAGGTCACAGCGGGTGGGCTGTCCTTGGTATAGCCAGTTCCCTCGTCTGTGATGGTCACGCTCACCACTGAACCATCATAACCGAGAACTGCCGTTCCTGTTGCTGTGTCACCCGATGAAGGGGCGGCAATTGTGACAGTTGGAACGGCAACGTAACCCGCTCCACCTTCTGAAATGGATATGCTGCTTATTTGCCCCGCTGAAATGGCTCCCTCGGTTGGTGGAGCAGCACTGCCGTCCACATAACGCAGTGCATTAGTCCCGTCAGTGTAATACATCCGGTCATTTAGCTGGGCAAACCTCACTGTGGCTCCCGAAGGATAGGTTGCTCCTGTCAGGAACGTGAAGATGCCGGGAGGAGTCAAGACTTTCAGGTTATTCTCGCCATCAGCCAAGATAAAATACTCAATGCTGCCTGTGTCAAAGTAGGAAATGGAAGTTAATGGAGCAGTAAGCCCTCCCCATGTTGCAGCCTCCGCTTCCCAGTTTACATTTACGTCTTCCCAAATTCTGTACCCTTGAGAAAGGCTTGTTCCCCGCCGAGTCACCGCATTGCCGAACTCATCAAGGTCAATGTTCTTGCCTTCAGCATAGGCATTCTCTGGAATCAGGTTTGCGCGGGAAGCACTGGTTTGACCACCCACAAAGCTGTTGTTCCCGTCCAGAATAATCGGGTCATCCAATACTTCATTTGATAAAACAGGCATTAGGCTACAAAATCATCTCTTGACCAGTGATCCACCACAGTCGGGACAATGAAACTTGTCTTGTCCTGCTGTACGTTGTCCAGATCACGGCATATTTGAAGCAGATTGGCTGCTTCCGCAAATTTAGTCTGGGCTTTTTGATATTGCATGGAGCGTTCCAGCATATCGCCCGTGGCATAAGCCAAAAGTGCGTTCGCCGCACCGTTGATGACCGGACTATCCGAGTCACCCATCTCCACGAACTTCAATTTGCCAAGGGCATAGAGTGTTCCAGCTGCTTTAGGAGTGGCAATGGGCTTGATACGGCAATTCCCACTTGCGTCAGGCGGTAATGGCACGAAATTCTGTGGAGTGTCCCTGCGGTCGCTGGTGTTGTTCCACATATTCGGGTCTAACTGGAAGAATTGAACCCAACTCCCCCCAACACACTCCAAACCATCTGACTTCCCCGTTTCAGTGAATCGCACAGCAACGATAAAGTCCAGTTTAGGAGCAGACGAGGCTGTCGTGGAGGAAGTTGGGTAATAAAAGATGGATGGGTCATCGGATAAAGTAATGGTTTCGTCCTCTGCCGCAACAGAAGTGGAAACCACACCCATAGAGTTAGTCCAGAGAGAGGCTTGAAACATCATCCGGTAACGATTGTTGATGAACTGCTTGCAAGTCGTCACTGACGCACTGTCAGTGTCGCTCATCTTCGTCGTAATTTGATCTGCAAGTTCAGTTAATGTCATCAGTTACCCCTCTCAATCTCTGCTTCCAGTTCGGCTATGGTATCCAAAGCCTCGGAAACCCATTCAGGAGCCGCCAGTGTCGCCGCCCGAAACTGCGGGTGAGCTATCATCCTCTCCCCGTTGTCCAGACGAGGACTCAAGCACCCCGTCAATAGCAGCACGATTACGATTGCGCTTGTCGCCCAACCTTTCCAGTGCCGCCTTGTCATCCAACTTGTCTCCAATTCTTTCCACGGCTTCCACCAGCTTGGGTAGAGCCGCTAAACCCTTCAACGCCTCCAAGATCATTTCTTGGCTGCATACTCCTTAAAGCAATCCACCAGTCCTTGGCCACCAATGTACGCAGGGACTATTACCATCACCGCGCCAATCAGGTTTTCCGTTACTTCCGGTGACAGGTTAAACCATTCAGTGGCCATGACAGTTAACAAACCGCCAATAGCCATCCACAGTTTCCGTGACTTCAATTTTTCCTTCATTCTTCTTTAGTAAGTTTAATGATTTTAAGGCAACTCCAGATACAGGTGAGTATCAGGAGCAGTATCTTCAGGATAAGCTCAATGTCAGTCAGGGACACGGCAGCGAGAACGCCACCGTTAATCCCGAACATTTTTAGCCATTCGCTTATATCAGTCATGCATCCACCCATTCACCCTGTTATTCGCTCGGTTCCGGTGCTGGTTGTTGCCAGCTAAAGGGCTTCGGAGAAGGGCGCAGCTTTGCAGCTTCAATCTGCTGATCAAGCGTGTCCTTAAACCCGTCTGACTCTGCAACTGCATCCGCAATTTCAATCGCCCATTCCTGTGTAAGGTCTGCGAACGGAATGAATGCAGAAGGATCAGGCGCGGCTAACGTGTGCATAGTGTCAATGTATGCACTGTTCCCGTTCCCATCCGATGCAGTCATGCCGCAAACCAGTTTCACAACCACGTTATCTAGGTTGTCCTCGTCTTTGACCAACGGCTCAAGCCGTGACCAGTTATATGTATTTGCCATAAGATTAGTTTAAGGTTGTGTAATTAACTCGGCTGTAACATCAGCATCAGTTGTTCCCCAGCTTGTTAGCTTGAGAATTGCATATTCAGTGGGGTCAACTCCTGTTGAAGTGATGCTCTGACCCATCTCCTTCCAGCTAGGAGTTGTTGGCGTAAATCCGACAAACCCCCCATCGTTGTTGTAAATCCGTAACTCAACTTCCTTTCCAGCAGAGCGATTGCTAGTTGCCAGCGTGGTACAGGTTCCCGTGACAGTTAATGTCTGTAGCTTTGTGCTGCTGAAATCTATTGTCACCGTTGCCGCTTCAGACAAGGCAGTGACTCCGCTTGAGCCGCCACTGGCAGCTTCCCATGCAATGTTACCCGCACCATCGGAGGTTAGCACATCCCCATCGTCTCCATTACCGCCGCCAATGGTCAGCTTTGAGGCAACGAGATCAATGGAGCCATTTTCATCAATGACCATCCGCTTGGCAGTCGTGTTGTTTGTGGCGAACGCAAGTGGCAGATTGTTTGCCGAACGCAACACTGAATGCGTAGCTTCCGAACCGTCGGCCTCGTAACCAAGCACAGCCGTGTGACCCGTTGCAGAACAATTAACCCCGATTACGTCAACAAATCCTTCGGTGACGGTTGAATCAATGGCGGTTAGTTTGTGGGAAGGCGTTCCACCGATGCCTACGTTGCCAGCCGAGAGTTTCAGCGTGTGTGCTGTCGCGTCTGCTTGCGCTATCGTCATCACATCTGCACCGTTAACATTGAATATCATACTCCCGCCGGAAATATCACCGCCGTAGAGTCTAAGCTGCCCGCCGTTAGTGGCGTGTTCATTACCGTAAACCCGCACAAAAGCACCCCGCGAAACTCCAGCAGCACCACCACCCGTTAAAGTCAGTCCGCTATTATCACTCCCATCTGATGTGGGTACGCTTATTGTGTTGTCACCGCCGATTGTCAGGCTTGTGTTGGGGCTGGTGGTTCCGATGCCAACGTTGCCGTCACCCTTTACAAATATGCCGGACGTTATGTCAGTGTCATCCCCCGGCCCCAGTACAAGGTAATTATTTGTCGTGCCTACCCACTTCTCACCAACAACAAAATTAGTCCCACCACTATCAAATTTAATATATGGATCACCGCCTCCATTTGCCACAGTCCTAACTTCAATATAACAGTTGGTGTCTGTTACGGTTTCCCTCACTGAGAGCTTGCCGTTCGGAACTGTGGTTCCGATGCCGACGTTGCCAGATGAGTCAACTATAACCCTGTCGGTAGCTGCGGTTTGAATGCGAAAAGAATCCGCAACACAGCCGATCCTCGTGTTATACCAATTAGTGCTGGCGTTATCTTTAAACGAGACGTAAGCACCGGAGTCTGTACTTTCAGCCGTTAGCGAAACATCGTCACCAGCAGAATTTATATGAACTCTTGCCCCTGATGAAGACGTCGTTCCGATGCCGACGTTGCCAGAGGTGTCAATGGTCACTTTAGTGCTGCCAGCGGGTGCAAGCCTAATGTCCGTAGACGCTCCAGTTTGAATGTAGCCAGCCGCAGAAGCTTGTGATGCGTACATCTCTATAATCGCACCCGTGCTTGTCGTGTCCTGTGAACGGATGTAGGGAGTTTCTCCGCTGTTGAACGCCCCTTGAACGTGAAGCTGTGTTGATGGGCTGTCAGTTCCGAGGCCAACGTTGCCGGATGAGTCAATATACACCCTGTCCACTCCGGCTGTCCCAAAATTCAGCGAGGAACCCGTACCCCTAGCGTGTAACTTGCCGACGCCAGCGTCATTAAT